GATCTGTGCAATGTTCATCCCAAAGTGTCGTTCAATCCTACCCAGGCGGGCGGAATCATTAGCCCAGGCAGCCCATGAAATGAGGCCACCATTACGGCTAGTTCCATCACCAGCTACCTCGCCCCATTCCCGTAGGCCGTGCCAAGTACTCTCGTGGCTGATGGCAGATGCAATGTAAGCAGCCCCTGGAGCAGGGAAGCCCATAGACTTGAGGTGTTTGAAGCCAGCAGCCTCGTTGGGGATGTCACGTATGACACCACCAGCACCCTCTGTAAGGGGCTGTGACTGCTGTCTGAAACCGTCTAGGGTAGGTAGCTTATATTGCTCTAGTTGGGCATCTAGGAGGGCCTTAGGGGACACACCTAGGGTCTTAGCCCATTGACGTAGACGGACACCAGGCTCCTTACCATCCAAGATAGCTTTCACGTCCACCGCCAGCTGGTCCTTAGACATGATCAGATCTTCTGAGGGATTGATCGATGCAGGGGACACACCAGCTTGGTTGATGACCTGAGTAGCATTGTACCTCCGGTAGTCGTTACGGCCCTGTGAGGACACGTAGAACTTAGGATTGTTCTGCGCTACAGTTGATGTTGGCTCAGCAGCAAAGCCCCAGCCATTCTTGACATCACCAGTCATCTGGTACTCAGGCTTGGCTAGTAGCTTCTGGGCCTCCTCAAAGACGAGGTCATTGAGAGCTAGAGGATCGTTAGCGATGTCTGGGTTTGTCTTGAGGACTCTATTCACTGCACCATTCACCTCATGCCTGAAGCGGATCTGTCTGGCGCCCAGTTCGGCACGTTCAGATCCATTGAGGTCAGAGGTGTTAACTTGGTGTAGCTGTGAGTTCTTAGCGACGTTACCTATGATCATCTGATCCAGCTTGGACCTAGCATCTGTCGTGGCTGTCCTGACTTTCTTTTCCCGCTCCAACTGGGCAGGATCCTTAGCCAGCTTCTTGTACTCACTGTCGTTGATCAGACCTTGTTGGAGGGCAGTCTGTAGCTCATCGTTAGATGGGGGGTTCTGTCCAGTGACAATACGCTTCTCGAAGTCAGCCGCAGCTATAGGATCGTAACGTAGTCCACCTGCAGATAGCTTAGCAGCCTGTGCAGCAGCTTCTGGGGTGCCCTGAGACATCAATTCCTCATGAGCCCTGATACGGTTCTCCACTGTGGGATTAGCGTAGTAGTCATCAAGGATCTGCCTGCTGGCCATAGCACTTTCGTTACGGCCTAGGTTATAGTCACCAATGGCTCGCTCACGGGCTTTCCTGACAGCATTGTCAATCTCATAGCCATACTCCTGTCCAAGGGTGGGGAGGCCGGGGCCCTTTGGTGTCCCTCTCAGCTGTTCCAGGAAGTTGACATCTCCTGCAGCTACAGCCCTGTTAACGACTTCCTTGAAAGCAGCATCATTGGACTGCCTGGAGTGTCCAGAAAAACCGACGTTACCATAGGCATATCTGTCAGCCGCTTGACGCCAGACTTCCTCAGCTGAGGCCCCAGAGTTCATGACACGTCCGATCTCTGAGTTGACCTGTGATAGGTTCTCCTGTTGATCGAACTTGATGCCACCAGCCACAATCTGTGAGACCATGTTCTGGGTGTTCTGGAGCATGGTAGGGGCCAGCACCTTGGCCACTAGGGCGCGGTTACCGGCTACTCCAGTCTGCCGCAGGAACTGAGCATTCAGCCTCCTGATCATGTTCTGGGCTTCTGCTGCTGTCTTAGGTTTAGCAGTGTCTGGAAGAGACTTTAGAGCCTCCTGGAGGTAGAGGGAGTGGGCTCCCCTGGCAGAGTAGACATTACCATCAATACCCTGAAGGGACTTATAGGCAGCGCTTTGACGTAGCTGGTGTGCCACGTCTCGAGACATGACATCACCATTAGCATCGTATTCAGCTGCTACTGAGTTGATACCACTGGCTTCAGCATTGACCTGGGTACGGGCATCAGTTTCTGCCTCGAACTCCCCGTCAGTTACTGTAATCTCCCCACCATCAAGGCCAAGGGAGGCCAACATCATGTCCTCTTGCTGTTGCTTCAGCTTCTCAGCCTCAGCCACCTTCTGCTGATCCTGGATCATCTGAGCCCCTTTCAGGGCCGTCTGTGAGAGGGAAAGGATCCCATTGATCATGGAGGCATCGGCCTTAGCCTTTGCCTGTGCTATGCCATGTTGAGCAGCCAGGATACCATTGTCAATGGTTGCCTGTCGGGCATCAGCCCTGGCTAGGGTCTTGATGTCCTCAACGTCTTGCTGACCCTCTTCACGGATCTTCTGTTCGCGGTTGACCGCTTGTTCTGGTTGGAAAGCACGACTCTGAGCTCTAGGCTGGTAGAGGTCACCGTACTTCTCTGGATTGTAGATTCTTGCCATTAGCCCCAGTTGTACGATGGAATGCCTAGATTGAGGTTGTCACCTATACCCACTGGATCAGGAGCCATAAGAGGGGCCTGTACAGGGGCGGTAAGTCTGGAGTATGCCTGGTTGTTTGCTGACTTGGCTTGGGTGTATCCAATATCCATACCAACCCTAGCAGATGCTTCAGCACTCCTGAGAGAGGCGTTCTGTTGGGCATCAGCAAAGCCACGTTGTCGATCGGCATCCATGGCTAGGAGGCCCACAGACTGACCTGTGGCTCCAGAGGCTAGGACCTTGCCTTTCGATCCGATTGACTTGATGTAGTTCTCTTGGGCCTTGAAGGCTGCTTGAGCCTTAGCCTCTTGTAGTTTTACTTGCTCTTGTACGTATGTCTTATTTGCTGCTTCGTTGTTGTTCTGTAGTTGTTGGTAATAGCTGAGCTGACCAGCCTGCTGAGCCTTGACATCAGCTGTATGCTGGGCCACAGACTGCTGTCGTTCTCTGTAGGCCTGCTGTTGAGCCTGCTGATATTGCAGGTTCATCTGCTGGTTGTACTGGTCTTGCTGCATCTGCATCTGCTGCTGCCCTTGGGCAATACCAGCGACAGTACCAGCAGCCGACACAGCTAATCCCAACAACGGAATCAGTGGGAGGCACATGATAGTCTCACAATCTCATAGTATGGGAGGTAGTTTGGTGGAGGCTGCACGATACGAAGTGCCTTAAATCCAAGCATCTTGAGGAGCTTGTGGTGGAAGTGGTTGTTGATGCTGGTAACATTCCAGAGAAGATCCCAGTCCTTGTCCTGCTCAGCTAGCCATCGACGGGCTTCACGGACAAAGGTTATGGGCTTACGCTGCAGGGTTGGTGTACACAGCATCCAGATAGTCCCCTGCCTGGGGACCTCTGTAGGGCTGATACCAGCAACACCTGCAACTGTACCATCCTCATCGCAAAACGTGATAGAGACGGTACTGATAGCCACAGAGAAAGGGAGGGCAGCCCGGGTGTGACCGAGCCCCTCCACCTCTTTCAGATCTTCTTCTCGAATGTTCCTAGCCACTTCCAAGGCGTCTTCATACGTAGCCTTGCGGGTGATGTATCTCATCGTAGTGGGCGGATCCCTCGGTTGTTGTAATGACCCTGCCAGCTGTAGCTGGTGACCGATGCTGGGAATGGGTCTGGGCAGTTGATGGTCAGGTTGACTATATCTCCGGGAGCGAATAGGGGGACAGTAGCTGTACCCAGTTCTACTACGGTAGGATCATCAGCCTGATAAACATTGGCGATAGAAACCTCAAGACTCTTGGTTGAGGTGTCATAGCCGCGCTTATTTAATACAGCCTCGTATCGACCTGAGTAGTAGAGGTTGAGGTAGAGGAACTCCACCATAGGTACATTCACCCTATCAGCCCTACCCTCGGCTGTAACAAAGATAGCTGGTAGCTCTACAGAGCTGGTGTATTGTAGGCCTAATCTCCAGTCACCAGCAGACACCACTGAGGTGGGTACCTCGATGTACTTGGTACCTGCATCATTCTGGATGTCAGGGCTGGTGTAGTAGCCTGCATAGTCACCTGAAGTTGAGATGAACACAGGAGCCACTGGCTTATCTACAAAGTATGCGGGTAAGTCAATCCTGGTTTTTTGCTCCCCTACGACTGGTGTGAACTCAGAGTCACTCATCTGGTAATCCAGTCTGGGAGTGAAGGACGAGAATCCCACATTAAGGGGAGCATCAGCTGGATCATCTGTCAGCTTAGCTGTCAGTAAGTGATGGTTGTCCTCATCCCTTGTGACTATGTAACACTGGTCGTCCTCAAAGGCCCATAGCTCTACAGGATCAGGGAAGATCCAACGGGTCCAACCTGCTAGCTGCCGCTCCTCTCCATTATTGAAGAATTTGAATGTAAATACCTCTCTTGATTTATCACCAAACACCAGGAAGTTGTTGTTGGCTGATACTGCTCCCCACTCCATCTTAGAGGGTAGATACTCAGGGATGATCCTGGTAATATCTGCCACCACTGGGCGGTTAGCTACAGAGTCCACTGCCATCTCCAGGACCTTGGAGTAGGTCTGACTTTCAGAGATGAAAGATACAGACACACCTGAGTTCAGGGGTAGTACCTTTGAGCGATAGAAGTAGTTGGAGATCTCTTTCAGCTTAGCAGTTGCTGTAGAAAACACAACCTCATCTGTAGACAAGAGGAACTGGCTACTCTCTGCAAATAGAATTAAACCTTTTGCAGTTCCTATAGCTGATTTTAAGATGGCTGGTTTGGTTGCTGAGGCAGTTAGGTCCAGCGGATCTACATCAGACACAGCCAGAGCTGAGGCTGAGAAGAAATTGAAGTAATCACCTGGCTGACTCATCACCACAGCATCAGCTGATAGGAACCCAAGACGGTTGGCATAGAAGAACAAGCCAGAGATGGTCCTACCTACGAAGCTAGGATCTGGGTTGGTATCCTCATCACCTACTAACCTGGGAGCCCAGCCACCAAAGGCTGACTCACTATTGAGGGCATCCAGTGTGAATGATCCGTCTGCCTGTCTGACCAAAGCGTGTGGCATCGTAGCGCTATTCAGCAGCGTCTTGATACCAGGAGCCACAGTCTCGGTCCACGTACCAGCACCAGCTGATCCAGGGGATTGAGTCTCGAACTTGACATAGTAATCATCAGCAGTCTCATCATCTGTGTTGTTCACTTTGATGACGAACCCGTCCCATCCTTGTGATGGTAGATCTGCAACATCCCTAGCAATACCTTTCAGTGCTGTCATGGATGAATTAGTGGTACCACCTCGTACTCCGATGTTGTACTCAGCATCACCAGTTCCTGTAATCTTGATCACATTACCAATGGAGGTAGCTGTGAATCCAGCGATAGAGGAGTTGATAGATGCCACTAGGGCGGATGTGACCGTGGCCACAGACAGTACACCAGATGATGTATCAGCAGGGGAAGTGTAGGAGGCTGTTCCTAGGTTGTTGTAGGTATAGACTACAGTCTCATCTGTGACCCTGATGGCGTATGTCTTACCTTGCATGACGACGTTAATCACATCACCCCTGCGCCAACCCACACCACCGTTCTGGAGGATCACATCTGAGGTGTAGCGTGATATGTACTGCTCAGTACTGAAACCCCGTGTGTCAACAAAACCAATAATGACGGTGGTTCCTTTATCACCAACCACCTTTTTACCCCGAGGATCTGGACCTGATGTCCACTCAGCCTCACGAGCCTTACCGTATAAGTTCCACTCCTTATCTTCATCTATGTAAGACCAGGTAAGAGTGAAGTTGTAGTTAGGGCCAGTGAAGGTCTCAAGGACGAATTTCTCTGAGGAACCTAGTACGCCACCACCAGGCCCACCACCATAGGGTATATTAGCTGAATCGACTCTGTATTCAAAACCTTTCGAGCCAGCTAGGTATGCAGCACACTGGGTAACGATCCTAAACTGAAGCCCTGAACGACCACCAGCACCAGACTCAGAGAAGTTCTGAGCATCTACGAGACTACATACACCCCCATCTGCTACCTCCCAGGTTCCAGGAATAACCTCTAGTCCTGTAGCTGAATAAATAGGTGTAGGGGATGACCCAGCAGTACTGAAATCAATGTTGTAGTTACTGTTGTAGGCTACCTGATCGATGGTAACTAAAGAGTCAGAGTTGGCAACAGGGCTGATAGAATTAGACGACATACTAACAATCTTGTTAGTGTTAGTGATCATCGTATAATCAGCAATGGAGATCTGCTCCACTGTGTCGTTAGTAGCGTCTGAGAAGTACTCAGCAGCACTGTCACTGATCGCGACCGTACGCTCTGACCCGTTGTTGAGGTCCCATACCCTTAGCCCAAAGCTAGGGTTGTTGTACATCGCTACCACGTAGCGCTCGTTGTTGTCCCTGAAGATAGTGAACCACCGAGCATCCACAGGGATGTTAGCACCTAAGGTGGATAGGTATTCAGTACCAGGACGCTTACGGCACCCAAAGGTGGGGTCAAGATACACATTATCAGCTGCTCTGACTTGACCCGGCAGCTTAACGGGATCTGGTTGTTGGCTAACTCCACCCAGGAGGTTAGCGATCTTCTGTGAAATAGCTGCCATGTATCAATACCTCAGGACACCCATGTAGGGACGATAGTAGTTGTAGTTACGGAGGTCAGTGTTCGAGAGCATATTGTAGTCACCTTGTGAGGTCTCATAATCGATCATTGCTGCTCTAGCAGTAGCCTCCTCACGCTCACCGAACTTGACCTGTTCAGCTGAGCCAACAGCTCTTCCTGCAAACAGGTTGGCAGCTCTAACAGCAATATAGTTCTTGAATGCTTCTGGGATGTCGTCGTAGTCAAATAACCAGAGGACATCTAGATTAATTTGCTCTGTGAACTTATAGCTGTGGGTAGACTTATTGTACAGCTTACCAGATCGGATGATCAGGTTATCCTTCTGATATTCATCTGAGTCCAACTCCAGTACATTGTCTGGGACCAAGATCTCATTATTTGGGCTAGGGGTGAAGGGATAATCCCTCTCTGTGTTAAATACCCAACCCTCAGTCTGTACAGACCGAGACACTTCATCGATTAGATTGGCGGCCATAACCACCATAGGGTTATCGTTGTCTACTCTGGTGACTGGAGCCATACCAATGTTAGACAGGACGATGTTGACTGCTGAGAGTTTTGTTAGTTTAGATGCCATTTTGGTTAAGGGGAATGGTAAGCCCCAGAGGGCCCGAAGGCCCCTAGGGAGTGATCGAAATGAGGATCAGGCAGCGCGGAGAGCACCAGCAACACCAGTGCGGAGATGGTCAGCGCCCATAGCGAGCTTACCGACGATCAGGTCACCCTGATACTGCACATGGAAATCGCCAGAGGTGGTCTCGATGCTGGGAGCGATAGCTTCCACAGTACCGGCAGCTTCCTTGTGGAAGATCAGACCAGCCAGGTTGGTGATCGCGGGGCGGTAGGAAGCGTTGTTCTCACCGCTGGAGGTTGCGTCACCAGGATCAGTAGCCAGATTCACGCCATACAGGGAGGCGAGGACGTTGGACTTGTAGATCCGAATACCAGCAATGCTGTAGAGACCCTTACCAGAGTTCATGTCACCCTGGGTGTTACCGATCTCACGGTTGAGGATGTTGGTATCCACAGAGGAGATCAGGCTGTAGTACTGGCGGGGGCTCAGTACAGCGCAGCGTCCATCCATGGGAGCAGAGCGCTCGTCAAGCACAGCAGCAGCTTCGAAGAAGCCGTCAACCAGAGCTTGAGCGTTGTTGGTGTTAGCAGCACCGATGTTGACAGAGAAGCCACCATCTTGGCCAGTAACAGGAGCAGCAGCGATAGAAGCAGCAGCCAGCACGCGAGCGATGCGCTCGTCATAGTGGAGAGCCAGAGCTTCACCGATCTGCTTGGAGATCTCAGAGCGGGTGGACCACTGGGCCAGCACCTCATCGAGGTCGTAGACGAACTGGGAGGCAACCAGAAGATCATCCATGATGATGGTCTTCTCATTGCTCTTCAGACCGTCATCGCCCAGGATGGGGGTACCAGGGGTGTGGTAGCCAGCAGCCAGCTTACCGCTGAAGAGGAACTGCTTGCTCTTACCACCACGGAGAGCATAGTTACGAACCAGACCCTTGAAGATCGTGGCGTCATTGAAAGCGTTGAACACTTCACCGCTGAAGAGTTTCAGCGCTGTTGCATAACGGGTGTCGTAGTCCTGAGCAGCGGTACGTCCACCGTCTACTACGTTAGGGCCTACCCAGCCCGTGTTGATGTTAGTCATTGTTAGAAGAGTTAGTGTGTCGTTAGAAGTTGAACAAATTTGGCTTCTGACGTTGACACCTTTCAGTGAGAGGTATCCGCCTTAGCGGGCTCACTCTTACTCGTTATCTTTGTCTTTGTGCCTAGGTTTTTTACTTGCAAGTGCCAGATACAAAGCCTCTGACGGGGCTAATAACTAGAGGGGGAATCGAACCCCCACCCCCATTACAGGAGGTCTCCAGACCTAGCAAGTTTCTGCTCAACGTCGAGACGGTACGCTGGGTCAGTTTGGTAGCGAGGGTCAGCAATGGCACGGGCCAGCTCGGCGTTGGACCGAAAGCCTTTAGGTGCATTAGCTGCCTTCTTACCTGTCACCAGGGGAGCCTCGTTACCGTTGGCTGCCTTGTACCGATTGGACAGGGCCTCCACCGCATAACGGATGGCTGCGGGGTTACCGCTGTTGGTGACTTGGTTGTAGTTCTGGATCTCTGCTGGGTCCAGATTCTGAGCGGCCCATTGGACCATCTCACCATAAGCCTCAGCACCTCCAGCCTGCTGGATAATAGCGTTCTGCTCTTGCTGGGAGAGGGCCTGCTGCTGGGCCTGCTGGGAGGTCTTGGTATAGAACTCCATGTACTGTTTGATCAGGTCTTTCTGATCCATCTTGGACAGCTGCTCCAAGGTCTCCTCAGTCAGCTCACCAGTCTCAGTGTACTGCTTGGCTGCATCGTTGAAGACTTCGGGGGCCTCGTAGTCAGGCTCTTCTTCTGGTGTCTCCTCAGAGGCCTCTGGCTGCTCCTCTACGGGCTCTTCAGTGTCTTCAGGTGTCTTCTCACCTAACTTCTTCTGAAGCTCCAGGTAGGCCTTCTCAAGCTCAGCTGGTGTTTTGAACTTACCAGCGAGAGGCTCAGCCTCTGCCTCTTTCTGTTCGAAGTTACGGAGTCGATCCTCAGCCTCAGCAGCTGCGATCTTCTCCCCAACCTCTAGTGCTTTAGCCTCAGCCTCAGCTTGTGAGGTGTCAGCTTCATCGAATGGATTGAACTCGGTGGTGGCCATAGATTAGTGATAGGTGGTAGTGACATTACCGAAGGTGGGGCGGGTAACCTTCTTCTTCGGTGAATACTTGTTCTCATCAGGCTGGGAGGTACCAGTCACCTCGGTGGTGATCTCCTGGGTTACCTCTTTCTCTGTTACATCACGCTCGATAGCGATGGGCTCGACTCCCTTATCAAAGGTACCGTCAGAGTTCCTCGCTCGGCGGCGGGGCTTCCTGCTGGGCTCCGGCATCTTGTTGCTGCTCCATTAGTTGTTTGGTCATTGCCTCACCCATAGGAGACTTAGCCAGTTGGCCAGCCTGTCCGATGAGGGCTTGTTGTGTAGCATCCTGCTTCATCTGATCCATCTCCTGGCCCATCTGCTCCTCAGTCTTAACGAGGCCGAGGGCGTCGATACCAGAGGATGCTGCCAGGCGTTTGATGAACTCACCTGCATTGAGGTACTGGGCCATAGCCTCAGGACCCATGCCTTGGGCGATGGTTTGGACGAACTGGATGAGGGCTTCCCTGTCCTGGCCACGGCCAATGCCGTAGAGACCAGCCACCACCGTAGGCATAATGAGGCCTTTGGGGAGGGAGGGGAGTGCCTTGGAACGCTGCAATAGATGCAGCTTCCGATTGAGGTAGGGCTTGAGCAGCTCTGTGGTGAGTGATCCGAAGATCCCACCCAGCTGTTCGTTCAGCTCCTGCTGTGTTGCTTGGACCTCCATCGCTGTGGTCCGTTCAGACTGGCGTACCTGTAGCACCAGGAAGGCATCAGACAGGCGCTGGGTAAGGCTCTGGACCATCTCCATCACCGTACGGAAGTCAGCTGTCTTGCCCACCTGGACCACTGCCACGTCATCAGGACGGCCTTGGATGATGGATCCGTTCTGTGCTAGGGCCAGGGCCTGTGGCTTGGTTGTAGCTGATGGGGACACCAGGAACACAACCTTAGCAGCTGCTGCTGATCCCTCGACCATGGCCTTCATCAGGGCCTCAAGGGAGCGTAGGTCGCCAAGGAACTCCTCGACACGGCCACGCCCATAGGATTCACCATCCACCACGTTGAAGCGGAGGGGCATCCAGGGGCTGAACTTGAGAGGGGAGGATGACCTGGATCCGGGGATCTCCTTGCCATCACACTCCTGTACCCAGTGATGTTGACCATCTCTCAGCTGGACATAAGTGTAGACCTCAGCAGACTCAGTATCGCTGTGTCGCTTACCACTGCCAGCTACGCCCATCTTAGGGCCGTCCTCACCTACAGCATTAGAGTCTTTGATCTTACCATCAGCAGCTAGATCTGCTGTCTGGAACTCCTTAGGGAGCAGAGATCTGTCTACGATCTCTTTGGTTACGATCTCGATTACGTTACCGTCTCCGTCTCTGTTGATGACGAAGCGGTCAAGTGGATAAACCTTCAGGCTTTTCTTCCCTGCATACAGTAGTGCATTGCCAGTGATGATCAGATGCTTCACGGCAGCCGTCAGCTGTACACGGTCTGTGGTCTCAGAGATCTGTTGCATGACCACCCTCTCCATCTTGGCTAGGGATAGGTCAATCTCAGCTCGGACCTGCTCACCGTCCAGCTCTGGTACTTTAGCCAGCTCTGCATCGTTGATCTGCAGCTTAAAGAAGCTTGTGTTGATTGGGAATAGGCTCAGCATCAGCTTAGAGCTGAGCACGTTTACGCCTTTAGCTCCCACTGATTGATAGGGGCTGTGTAGCCTACCACCATCACTCAACCCATCCTCTGTGAGAAGGTAGGGAAGAGTGAGGGCAGCACACTCACGGCCCGTGTCCAGGAAGTCCTCACGCTCACTGCGGAGCGCTTGGTACCTGGCCATTGCGGGCTCTTTCATTTTAGGTAGGGATGTTCAGTGTTCCGGGCTTCTTACCACCAGGACGGAGAGCGTCCCCTGTGTTGAGGGGAATTGTTAGGGCTCCAGCTCCTGAGGATTGCTGCTGTTGTTGTTGACGCTTACTCTTTGCACCCTTGACCTTGGCACCCTCAGTGTCGTTGTCCACAAATGTCGGTGGTGGCAACGGAGTTTCCTGAGGGGGAAGCGGCGGTGGTGGTGGAGCTACTGGAGCCGGTGGTGGTGGCTCGGGTGATTTGGGCATCTTAGCGCCCCCTCCTCCCATACACATAGTTAATCTCCTAAGTTGGTATGTTTAGTTGGCTATCACCTACATTAGTAGATGATGTGGATGATAAGGTGGGGATGTTCAATGCAGTGGGTCTGGTTTTACCAGTACTACCACCACCGCCAATAGATTTACCAGACTTCTTAGTCTGGGCAGCAGCATACTGCTCCTGTGATGTTTTGACTAGACTTGGCGTAGGAACGGGTTGGGCTTGTGGTTTTGACTCAGGACCGTTGTTATCCCGTGGCTGATCTTTAGCGCGATCAAAGAGTGGGAATCCCAGACCATCTGTTTGAATCACCCCATCAACCCTTCGGAACTTTTCAAACTGACCATCACTCGTACCGCCGTCCATTCCTGGGCGGCCTGCTTGACACATTTAAGGTTCCTCCATTTTACTTAGGATGTAATCCACCACTGAGCGCTGACCAGATCGATACATAATCTGTTCAATGCTATCATTCGGTGATGGGGTGACGAGTGGATAGAGATCCTCCAGCTCCTTTCCAAGCCGCTCTAGGGCAGGCTCAGTGCCAAAGACATCTTGTTCTGTGAGGTTAGCCATATTGCGGTAGGTTGACATTACTTGCCTCGAAGAATGCAGGCATCCTGGCTCGCTGTGTTTCAGCTAAACCCTCAGCCTTGCCGTTGCGGTACAGACTATCGGACTGCTTGATCCAGAAGTCTTTGTCCAGGTACCTGTCCTCAGAGGTCCCCAACCCATCCATTACCCAGGCAACAGTGGCCCGGCGTAGCTTGTCAAGGTTGGGGGTGGACTTATAGCCGAGATCATGGGCGACCATGCCGTGGATGGCCACGTGCGTCTGCTCGTCCCTACTGATGTCGGAAGCCACGGTTCTAATACCGATGTCTCCATTGAAACGGAAGAAGGGTAACAGAACGAAGAACACCGACCTTTCGAGGATCGCCGTCTTAAGGATCGGATGCTCCGGCGCAGCGAGCCAGGTATCTCGAATGTTGCGAGCCTCTCTCTCGGCACGCTCATCGCTGCCGTGTACATCAACAATGTACTGGAGAGCAAGATCGTGCTTATCCTCATCTTTCATGTTGGATAGTAGGGCAGGGATGACACCTGGGTCATCAGGGAGATCTCTCTCCAATCCCTGGGCTAGCATCTCCTTCACAGGGAGCTCCAAGGTGCGGAGAGCTAAGGCTCGAAACAGAGCAGCCTCAGCCCCATCTTTAACCAGACCCTTGTCTACAGCGACAGGCGTCCAAGTACGCTTGCGTGAAATTACTTTAGTGTAGCTCGACATTGTTTTACGATCAGTCTTTCGTTGTGGTTTGCATAAGCGTAAGGGCCAATCCATGAGCCAAGCCCAGCCTCATTTAGGAGGATGATAGCTAGCTTGTCTTGGAGCTCAGGGGTGAACTTATCGTCCAGACTGATGTTGTGCCTCCTTACTAAACTGGCCAGGGTACGGCCAATGAATTGATAGCGACCCACAGCATGGAGCCGTCTCTGGTCCAGCCACTGCTGGTTGGTCAGGGTACGATCGTCATACTGTAAAGCCATGATCTCACCTACAGTCTTGTCAGTGAGGTTCTCTCCTGGGTAAAGCCCGGAGAAGTGACCACTATAACCAAGGACACCATGACCACCCTTGATACCTATCTGATTGACGGCATTATAGGAGCCTACGGGATCACTTTCATATTTTCCAATGACGTCTAGGGCATCCCTGCAAATAGAATTATGGGAAAAAGCAGGGAACTGTAGCCACAAAAAAAGGGGGGCCACAAGAGCCCCCCAAAGTGTATTCAGTTTCATTATTCGGCACAGCTTGAGCATATTCCATCATCAAAATTAAAGATATCAGCGTACTCCTCATCCATGATGGAGCTGGCATCATCCTTACGGAGGGTGTCAGGCATCACCTGGAGAGCATAGTAGAGGGAGGTCTGCGGACTGCAGAGCCAGTCTTGGATGAAGGCCTCATCATAGGTAACTACATCACTCCAGCTGTTGAAGCTGTAGCCATGGAAGAGACCAGTCAGGTGGAATGTTCTGACGATCTCATCAGCCACCAGTTTGTAGGCTTCCCAGCCAACCTCTGAGGCGATCTCCACATCACCGTAGGAGAAGCTCTCAACACCAAAGGTACCTGAGTCTCTGTCTACTTCACGAGCAATGGGTGGGGCAATCTCAGGGCAGGTGGTGTTCCCTCTGAGGTCGGTGTATCGGTACGAGCAGCTGGCTGTTGGGGCGATGGTGAATGCACGGTCCATCTTGTGATACCGAGCAACAGAAGAAGCACTAGCCACGGCGCAAACAAACCCCCGAGCAAGACACACAGCAGGTGTCTGTTCCAGTTCGTCATTACCAAGGTTGACTTCCCGAAGGGCTTCACCGAACGCTGCATAAGACACACCATGATAGCTTAGGAAATTAGCCAGGCCCAGAAGTCCGAGGCCCACCTGACGGTCCTCTTCATGATGGAGGTACTCACCGGAGTCCGAGACGCCTGTCTTGCTATGGAGCTCGCACAGCTGGGACATACCTCGATTGAAAGCGGGCACGAGGTCATCGATTTCGCAGGCACCAAGATTAACGTGCTCGAGTAGGCAAGTTCCTCGTGACCGCAAGTAAATTTCAAGGCACACGTTCCCGTAGATTCTCTCACCACTGGGATCGTACTTAACTTTATTGAGCCAGATGTCTCCGGCTTGAATGCCTTTAAGAATTTCTTGCTTGAAATATTCTGGCGTCTGGTTCCACCACTCTTCAGTGATGTCCAGACACTTTTTAATCCAGGGAAGTTCATGACGGGGAGCGGTAACAAATTCACGGGCATCGGGGTGGTTGAGGTCTAGGTGAGCAACCACTGCTCCATTCTTGTAAACACCACCGCGACGGAGAATTTCATTGAGGGTGGAGTAGATCTTTGCGAAGGAAACTGGGCCACTAGCCACAAGGCCCTTTCCATTCTCCTGCCCACGGGGGCGGAGCTTAGACAGGTGAACAGCGCAGCCCGCTCCATAGCGGAGAGCATGGGACACGAATCGCCAAGAGGCTTCAATTCCATTGGGTCCTTCCATTGTGTCTTCAACTACGAAGACGGTGCATGATACTGGCAGGCGGGACTCACGATTGTCCAGCCAAGATTGAACCCGGCCAGTGCGGGCGATGAGCTGCTTCTCAGTCATTTAGTAGGTCTTCGAGGTAAGGTGGTTTGTAGTTTGATCCCTTTAGGACCTTCCCGTCTTCACGCCTGAGAGGCTTTCCGTCAACGAGTTTAGATAGGTTGGAGGCATACACCCTATCCAAGGCTTCATCCAGCTCCCAGCCCCTTGCAGCGGCATACTGGAAGCATACATAGACGAGGTCGGCCAGCTCCTTCAGCTGTGCTTCCTCTGTCTCTTCGTCTAAGGCGTATTCCCACTCGGCATACTCCTCAGAGATCAGCCTCCTCTGCATGGCAAGGACATGTGCATCCTTCGACGCACATGGTTGCTCCATTGTTGCTCTGAAGATCAGGGCTTGGCCCATCAGGTCGGGGTGCATGGATCTCGGTTTGGATAAGTTTGTGGATGTAGGCTTGTGCTTTGAGCAGGTCGTCGAAGCGAGACTCCTCACTCTTGTTACCAGCTCGGCAGATGTACTTGACAACATTGCCTTCCAGGAAGTTTAGATCCTGATCGACGATGAAGTCCCAAACTTGGATCTTACCAAGCTGATAGTGGTCGGGGTTCCATTTAGTCATGAGTTCTCCAGTACATCGAGTTCATCAGTCACCTTCTGTAGGAAGGACTCCATCCAGGGTTCCCAGATGGTGGCCCTACAGGGGAGGCTGGTGTGGCGGTAGGCTTTCTTAGCGATCAAGGTGTGCTTGATATAAGAGAGCTCATTCTTCGTTAGTCTCATTTAAGTCTTTGCGGATTTGCTCGGCCATCTTGAGGTACTTGTTGGTGTTCCTCTTCATCCAGTAGACATCCCACTCAAGCCGAATGAGCATGGGAATCTTGATCAGCTCTAGTCGTACAGCAGCAATGAGGATGCAGCACAACTCCTTAAACCAAGGGTCCAGCTCTGCGTAGAGCCAGCCCACTAGGACCAGGAGGATGGTGGGGTAGAGAATCAGGAGCATTTGAGGATAGGCAGTTGGTTTTCATGGTCCCAGTTATCGACTTGCAGGATGCGGGCTAAGTTGAAGTTGCGGACAGCGTCCTCTTCGGTTAGGTCTGCGTCTTTGAACGCTTTAACCACTGCTTCCCAGTAATCACCTTTGCAAGCATCCAGGAGAACACCAGCCCTTTTAGGACCGATGCCTGGACAACCAGCATAACCATCTGTGCTATCACCGGTAAGGGTCTGCTCGTAGAGCTTTCTCTCGGCAAGTGCAGGGGTCTGAGTGAACTCATCTTTCAGGTTGTAGATACGACAGGGGATCTGTTGCATGTCCTTATCAGGGCTGATGAGTACGAAGTTCTCGAACTCACCTGATGTAGCAGCAATACCAAGGGCGTCATCAGCTTCCAGTCTTGGAAGGAGACGACTAGGCCAGTTACTCATAGCCCAGTTCTTGAGCTTCAGGTAGCCAGCAGGCTTACGCTTGGTCCTGTTACCTTTGTAGCTGGGATCCACATCCTTACGGAAGTTCTCCCGGTCAGTGAAGAAGAGAACAACATCATCTGACTCGAACCGAGTGCAGAGGTCTTTGATCTCAGACTCCACACGGCGCTTGCCTTTACGGAAGTCTCCAACAATGACAGTGAGGTCTTCGTTGTACTCGTGTTCCTCTTCGGCAGCGGAGGATGCCCTATAGATGAAAAAGTCAGCATCAATCAGCAGGGTGGGTGGTTTCATTTGGTGGTGTAGTAGC